GCACAACTAACTATGGCTCCTTCTGCTAATACTGTAGGTGCGCCTGGGCCGACGATGATACCACCACCTGCATTATCAAATCCAACTTTTCCTATTCCTGGCATAATACTATTTATGCCTTTTTTTATTAGTTTTTGGAATCTTCCAGCAATTTAAGATAATCAGTTGCAGATTTTTCTAATGTTTCTACAATTGATAAGATATGATTTAAACTTATAGTAATTTCTGTGTTAGGGCCAGTATACTGATAAGGCACAGCCGCAATCTGGTTATCCATAATTACTACTGTTCTGGGTTCTTCTAAAATAATAACTTTATCTTCTTTGACATAACTCATTAACTTAGCCATTATCTCAACACCAGTTAAAAGTTTAATTGTTACTGTTTTTCCTATTAATTTGTCTATGTTATACATTATAAACTTAATCCTTTAAATGTATTATTGTCTACATCTTGTTTTGTGCCACCTATTACATAACTGCTTATTTCAGTTTCTTGTGGTGCTACCTGTACACTACTACCTGTTATCCAAGCCTGTGTCCAAGGTAATGGGTTGGTACCCATATTATATACCTTTTCTACTCCAACGGCATGCATTCTTTTGGCCGCAATAAACTCAACATATTGTTTTAATAGTTCAGCATTGAGACCAATAATACTACCATCCTTAAACAAATAATCAGCCCATTTCTTTTCTTGCTCCACAGCATCTATAAACATTTGCTTACATTCTTCTGCTGTTTCTTTTTGTATTTTAGCAAAGTCTTTATCTTCACGTGGAAGTAATTTCAGCATCTGCTGAGTACTTGCAAGGTGAACATTTTCATCACGTGCAATAAGTTTAATAATTTTAGCATTGCCTTCCATTCTTTTTAATTCAGCAAATGCCCAACTACATGCAAAGGACACATAAAAACGAACACCTTCTAGTATGTTTACACTCATTAAACATAACCATAATAATTTTTTATGCTCATATAAATCGTACTTTTTACTGCCTTTTTCTCTGAGTAAATTGTATTCAATTAGTTTGTCGTAGTTTTCTGTTATGCTGTCAGCACAATCCACAATCTGTTTAATATCAAGTAATTCATCAAACACCTTACTTGGATCTGAATACACATTACGAATAATGTGTGTATAACTTCTACTGTGAATTGTTTCTGAAAATGCCCAAGTTTCAATCCAGGTTTCTAATTCAGGAATACTAACTATAGGCAAGAATGCTAAATTGGGTGAACGACCTTGCACACTGTCTAATAATATTTGACGTTTTAGATTACTAGTAAAGATATGTTTTTCATGATCAGTTAAATTTTTAAAATCAGTTGCATCTCTGAGTATATCGACTTCTTCTGGTCTCCAAAAGAAACCTAACTGTTTATCAGTAAGTTTATCAAACTCTCTATATTTCAACGTATCAAATCTTTGTATGTCTACAGACCCAGCAGGATCTAAAAACATTTTACGTTTTGTATGATCTGACTTTTTAACTTTAAATACACTCATTATATTTTACAACTCTCGCAATCGTCTTCGTCTATTTCACCTGCTTGTAATTCAGGTAAATTGTCATCTTTATTAATATCAATTTCACCCTGTCCATCATAGGTGTTATTATAGTATAATTGTTTGCCACCATATTTATAAAATGATATTATATCTTTTAACAACACACTCATAGGGACTTTTTCATCTTCATAGTGTTCAGGATTATAACTTGTATTAACACTTATCCCCTGATCGATATATTTTTGTAATACAGCCATGATCTTTAAATATCCTTCAGGAGACTTCTGATCCCAAAGTAAATCATATTTATTTCTGTAATATGGAAAACCAGGTACAACTTGTTTTAATACACCGTGTTTACTTTGTTTAATACTGATATAACTACGTGGAGGCTCAATACCATTTGTGCTATTACTAATTTGTGCAGATGTCTCTGCCGGCATCAGTGCCATTAATGTGCTGTTACGAATGCCTGTTTCCTGTAGTTGCTTACGCAATCCTTTCCAGTTCATTCGCTCTTTATGTTTAACTAATTCATCAACTTCTTTTTTGTATGTTTGGTTAGGTGTTACTCCATGCCCATATTTTGTTTCCATATTACCTAAACATGCACCTTTCTCTACAGCCAGATCAGCACTTGCTTTGATTAGATAATAACTCCATGCTTCTGCCCATTCATCAATTAAATCTAACTTGGGTTCTTGATATGTGCTGTCATGTTTAGCCATCCAATATGCAAAGTTAATAATACCTATGCCCAGTGGACGTCTTTTCATCGTGCTTAACTGTGCCGCTATTACAGGATAAGTTTGATAATCCAGTAATTCATCTAATCCACGTACAGCCAACCTACAGACTTTTTCAAAGTCACTTGGCTCTTTTAGTAGACCCCAATTAATCGCTGATAGAGTACATAGGGATATTTCACCATCTGCATCATTTACGTCTGTTAATGGCTTTGTAGGAAGATCAATTTCACAACACAAATTACTTTGTTTAATAGGTGCCACTGCCTCAATAAATGCACCATGCGTATTAGCATGGTCAACATTCATCAAATATATTCTACCTGTGTCTTTGCGTTCTTGTACAAATGTACTAAACAATTCAATAGCAGGAATGCTTTTCTTTCTTATACTTGTTTTGCGTTCTGCTTGTTCATATAGTTCTTTAAATTTATCTTGGTCGTTAAAGAAACTTTCATACAAACCTGGAACATCATGTGGTGAAAATAATGTGATGTTTTCTCCAGCAATTAATCTCTCATACATTAATTTGTTAAATTGTACGCCATAGTCCATATGACGCACTCTGTTGTCTTCTGTGCCCTTATTATTTTTTAATACTAGTAAGTCCTCAATTTCCAAATGCCAAATAGGATAGTATAGTGTAGCGGCTCCGCCTCTTACTCCACCTTGACTGCATGACTTAACTGCTGATTGAAATAATTTGAAGAAGGGGATAACTCCTGTGTGAGTTGTGTCTCCACTCCTAATAGGAGAACCAACTGCTCTTATACTTCCTGCACCAATACCGATACCTGCTTTTTGACTTACATACTTAACAATACTACTTGCTGTGGCATTGATGCTGTCTAGGCTGTCGTCTGTTTCTATAAGTACGCAACTGCTGAATTGTCTTTGTGGTGTACGAACACCTGCCATTACAGGTGTGGGTAAACTAATTTTAAATGTACTTATTGCATCATAATAATCTTTGATGTATCGCATTCTAGTATCTGCTGGATAACCACCAAATAATGTTGCTGATATCATCATGTAAGCAACCTGAGGAGTTTCAAATATTTCTCCTGTTGCTCTATTTTGTACTAGATATTTGCCACGGAATTGTTCCATGGCCGCATAAGTTAAAACTTCGTCTCTGTCATGTTTGATGTAATCACTAAGCTCATCAATTTCATCTTTAGTAAAAATTTCCAATAGTGACTCATCATAAAAGCCTTTGTCAATATTTACTTGGATAATGTCACATAAACAAGGTGGGGTAAATTCACCATATACCTGTTTACGCAGATGGTAGTTAATTAATCTACCTGCTACATACTGATAGTTCGGTGCTTCTTCTGATATAAGATCAGCGGCACTTTTAATCAGTGTTTCCTGAATATCACCTGTTTTTATTTTATCAAAGAATTGTATTTTGGAATTGATTTCAACTTCTGATGCACTTACACCTGTGATGCCTTCACATGCATACATCACAACCTTGTGTAGTTTTTCTATGTTTAAATCTTCTAGTGTACCGTCTCGCTTTTCGACTTGCATGTGTGTCCTTTATGTTTATTAAAAAGTATATTTACCTGAATATTATTATAACTTAAAACTATTTAGATGTCAACGTAAAAGTTGGTCTGATTCCAAAAAATGGGTCTGAAACCTTGTGGAATTTAATTTTAAATAATTTAGATCAACTACCTTATCGGGTTCAAAGTTAAAAACTTTATCTCCCTCTATCAACACAAGACCTGTGTTTCCGTTAATATTATTACTTATCACAGGCAGTTCTAAAGTGCCCTGAGATACGAATTTTCTATCTAATAAAGTAGCAGTTAATACTAGAGTGATTCCGCTCTGACATAGATAGCCTTCATGTACTATTTCAAAGGGAGTAGGCCAACTACTAGGAGTATAGTAGTCTAAATATCTGGATAGTTGTTTGATTTTAGAAAATTTTTCTAGTAAATTATTAAGAGACAAATCTTTATTTTGCCTTATGTCTCTCCAAATTTTTAATCTATCCTCTGCTGTGTGAGTTTTGAGAAACATTTAACAATTAAGAGCTCCATCTCCTTGTTATATAATTAAAAGCCAGGTTTTTGTTTGTGGTATTAACTACTTTAAGAACAATATCAGTATTAGCAGAATCAAATTCTGCACTAAATGTAACGTTACCTGTTAATGTATCTGCAATATCACTTGCTAAATCCTGGAATATAATACCTGTATTGCTTGTCAAAGAATTATTAAATACATTTAGATACATTGTTCCTATTCTTCTGTAGTTACCGTCTGTAGTACCATCATACTTAACTGTATAATCAACTATAAAACTGTCATAATCTGCAGTGTCTATCTTTTTACTCAAACTTTGTAAGGAACCACTGTTTGTAATTACATCATCTTCTAAGTCATCATAAGTAGTAACCTTTGCACCACCACCTGCTGTTTGACTTGTGAGTAGTTCTATGTTTGTTTCTATATTTACTAGTCCTTTTATTTCAGGATTTGCAGTACCAAAATATACTTGATTAACAATATAATTAAATGCTTGTGCTTCTTCTCTTGTGGCAAACTCTATATATCTAACATTATCACTGCTTCTAGTTTGTATATTTAAGTTAAATGGATCAATATTAGTTGTACCTGTACTATACTTGTCACTGGAGTTGACTGATGTAAATAAATTTACATTTTTATCTATTACAACACCGTTTAACCAATTTTCTAATTTTGCTTTTACAGTATTATTTTGTCTTGTTTTATTACCTGCAGTTAAACCTAACGTACCTAAAGTATCTGAACTATCGTTATGTAATCTAAATTCTATACCACCTCCAGCACTACTTGATGTAACAGAATCAAAAGATGCTTTTGTACTTACATATACTTTATTTGTAAATGATGGAATATATGCCATATCTAAAAACTCTACAGAGTTAGATATGTTACCTATTACAGTTGGTAGTGTAGTAAACGAAGATAAATCATAACTTATAACTGGTGTATAATTTGCAGTTGATTCTGTTACTAAAACATTTGAAGAACCAGTTACATTAGATGTTACATTTGCTGTTCCTGTAATGAAGAATGTATTAGTTGTTACTGTATCGTTATTAATAGTAAATGTAGCATTATTTATTTTACCAGTATCAGAAGAACCGTAAATTTGTATAGTAGAGTTTACTGTTTGTCCATGATCACTGCTGATAATTTGAACATTTGCTAAATCATTATTACTACCATGATTTATAAAATCTAAATTGCCACTTATAGCACTTACACCTGACTCTGCAACTTGGAAACTACTGGATGTAATATTAGATATTTGATAGGTATTTGCTAGTGATGTAGCATTAGAACCAGTAAATGTAACATAATCATTATTACCTAATCCTTCTATATTACCGGTAATAGTCACTAAACCTGATACTGTATTAGATGCCGTTACTGCTCTTGCAGTCTGCCAACTATTTCCTGTAGGTAATGTAACTTCAAGACTTGATGTTTGTACATTTGCTACTGGTAATGCTTTACCGTTTATCCAACTGTTACTTGCATCACTAAAAAATATATAATCATATGTACCAGTATTACTGAATTCGTTTAAACTACCTGCACCCACTGTTACTGTTGCACCACTTTGAGAAACACTAACCTCTGATGCACTCTTCATGTCATTTCTACTTGCAAGTAGATTACCTAAACTTAAAGAGCCTGGAGATGAAATTGTTGAACTATCTTCATAAACTGCCAAGTGTTTAAACTGTAATCCAATAAAGCCTTTTCCTGATGTTTCTGAAATTCTTATTAAACTATTAGACAGTTGTCTATAACTTGGTATGCTGTATTGATTATAAAAACTTTGGGTAGTTGCACCAACAAAAATTGTATTGGTATTTGATATTGCTTTAGTAACAGCAGAGTTTCCATAATAATTTATTGATACTGTATCAGATGTCAGAGGTGCTACTCTAAAATTTAATGTGTGAGTATTGGAGCCTAATGTTGTGGAATTAAAACTGTAATCTTTTGATGCACTTGGTGTTATATTAACATCATCACCAACTAATCTTTGATTATTTTTAAAAACTGTTAATCCACTGGCTTTAAATGCCTCGTTTGTCATAATACTCTTAATATTGTTAGGTGTAAAAGTAAGAGTATTTGCTGTTGTTAGTGATTGATTTGAACTTAATGTTAATACTGATGTAGTAGTATCAAACGATGAAACTGTAACAGTACCTGTTATATCATTTCCAGTTACTACGTCACCAGCACTAATAAAAGCATTACTTGATGACAAAGTATGTGTGGTGCTACTAGCATTTGCTGTTACGGTAGCAGTCGGAGTTGCAGTTATTGTGTTTCTAAATACTTTTAATCCACTGCCTATATATGTTTCATCAGTTGTGTTCCATAACTTACTTGTTGAGACACCATCGAATGTATTACTTGTGGGACTAAATTTTTTATGGGGTACAGTAAATGCAATTATTCTGGAATTTGCAATACTTTTAGTAATTGTTTCCGCACCTGATGTAGTTTCAAAAACACTTAACTTAGAACTAGTATCTCCAAGTGAACCACCTATAAATACCTGCTTACTATCGGTAGTAAATCCAATCTCACCTTCTCTAAGTGGCTGGGGCAAATCCTGTTTCAGACCTCTACGGTTCTGTATTCTCGATATAATTACACTATTATTTGATGTTGCCATACTAAAAAATCTCCTGATTCAGTAGTATTTATCACTTTTAGACTTTACTTGGTGTAGAAGTCTGCTAGGCGTTCTGACCAAAGGTCACAATATTTTTCAAACTCGGCACCTTCTATAACAAAATCAGAGAATTGGTTTTCTCTATCAACCATTAGAATGGAGACTTTTTTGATATTACTGCCAAACATTTCATTATGAGCTAATGCGTATGCACATCCTTGTAAGAAATAGTCGTCTATCCACTCACGTTTTTTCATCTTTCTGGCTGTTTTAAAATCTATAATAGATTCTGTGCCTTCATATACACCTATAGCATCACTTGTACCCGCATATAAACCTTGTGCAATCAAACCAACTTCTACACCATATAATTCATCTATTTTATTTAGGCCATTGTCAATCATAGATCTGACCATTGTTTTAGCCATTTGACTTACGATGTTTGTGCCAAAGTTATTCCATTCTTCGCCTAGTATATACTTCTCTAATGCTGTATGAACTTTTGTACCTAGTCCTGCGGCTTCTGTGCTTATGCGAGTTGCTTCTGCATCTCCCACACGTTTACGCCACTCCATAAGAGCAGTTTTATCACCTGTATCGCTTAGAACTGTAGTAACACTTGGAACAGGATTATTATCCTCTCCAACATATTGTCTACCTTTGGGAGTTTGAATTCGTTTTAAATTCGGGTAATCGTATTTAGATACCAACATACTATATTATAACTGATTTTGCTTAATTTGTAAAGATATTTACCAGGAGATATTCCAAGTAATTGTATTATTGGTAGAAGTATTTGTTTTTACGTTTACTCCATAGCCTAGATCTTCAAAATACTTTTTAACATAATTCATTTGATCTAGTTTTGTAGGATCTGTAGTTATAGCATTCCATACATTGTAATACACACTGCTATTTGTCATAGTACTTGCACTTACAACATTAGCATAAAGAACACCAGCATCTATGTTTGCAAAAACTTTGTTTTCTATACTTCTGACTTCAGCATGGATGACACTGTTATTTCTTGAGTCTTTTCTTGCCTGTGTGGCATTTACAAAAATATTAGCCATTATAACTCCGCCTTAACATCTTTCATTGCTTGATTGCCTGCCATTTTACCTACATCAACTGAGGGTTCAGAATCTGTATCTACATCACCTGATAATTCATCACCAGGAATAATTTCAACATTGTTTACACTACTAGCGAATCCACTCATATCAACTGCTTGTATTATTTCATCTGTTGATGCCACAAAACCCTGTTTTGCTAAAATGTTTTTAAACTTTTCTGTTGATATTTTTTTGATGTCTTTGGAGGATACTATAGCAAGAAGATCCTGAACAGCACTAAGTAAATCGTCCTGATAGGATTCTGTTATAATATCCCTTATTAACATTTACACCTCTACTGGTGCACGTCCTAGTGGTTCGTCTTCAGGTCCTGCCGCCGCTGGTTCGTTTATGTCCATTTCAGGTTCAGCGGCTAAATCATCTATTCCCATGTCACCGGAATCAACATCACCTAAATCTGATGTATCACCTAAGCCCATATCTGATTGTTGGCCAGTGATGTTACCAACTAGTTGGTTAACACCTTCTTTTGCTTGTTTAGAACTTTCCAGTGCCGCTTGTAAAACTTGATCTGCTGAATCTTTAAACTGAGCGGCCTTTTCTGCACCAAACTCGTGTATCATTTGGTCTGCTATAGCAGGTAAATCTTCATTTACCATTCTACCTAGTCTCTCTACATGATCTTGAATGTCGTCTGCTAATGCTCTAACTGCCATTACAACTTCTGCTTCTTCAACACTGGTACCTTCTAGTTCTTCTGCTAACAATTCGTTAATAATGTCATCAAACATACTTTCGTTTTTCTTTTCATCTGAAGTGTCACCAGTAATGTTGTATTTTTTACCGTCTACTTCAAACTCATCGTCACCTGCTTGAATTGCCTTTCTTCTTGCATCAACAAATTTGTTTGCTTCTTTGATCTTAGCACCAAACATTTTAATACCATTTGCAATAGCATCTTCTTCTAAACCGTTTAAGAAACTAACAACTGCATCTCTGCTTTTGCCTGAGACTTCTGCAAACATGCCAAGTTTTTCTTCTATTTTGTCATAACTTCCGACTTCTGAAAGTTCAACACCACATTCTTTAGCAAGTTCTCTTAGTAAAAACTCGTTTAAGTCTGTTTGCGGTTCTTCTACAATTTCTTCTACTGCTTCGCTACAACTGGATTCAAAATATTGTTTTGCGGCTTTGATAATGATAGGAAGAACATGTTCATCATCATATGCAAATCTATTATCCATTCTGTATCTGTTCATACATTCACTACTTGCTTCTTCCATTGTGTAACCAGCATCCATTAATTCTTCTACAGTTTGTCTTAAACTGTTACACATGGATTCATATGCTGGTGATTCAGCATACATGGCTTCTGCAATCATTGTGTCAATTACATCTTTAACACCCAAAAACTTTGCGTATTCAGGTTCTAATTGAAATTGTTTGCTTGTATTCTTAAGTTTGATAATTGCCTGTTCAGCCAAACTTCTAACTTTCTCTAATTTTTCCTTTTTAGGGAAACCAGTTGATATAGTCATACCAAACTGCTCACTTAAAAGTTTATTGATTTTAGCAATTTTAGTTGTTCCTTTTGGATTTAAATCTCTTATTTGCATGATATTCTTCCTAAGTATAATCTTATACTCTTATTTATCATTTTGAAAATAATTTGATTTAAAAAATATTTATATGTCGTTTGGTTTCATACAACATATGAATAGCATCTTGTAATCTTGAACCTACTGAAATAACTTTGAATGAATCGTTACTTGTTTTTATAGTATGTTTATAAAACTGTATGTCGTTGTAATATTTGTAGTACCTATCAATGTGTTTCTGCAATCCTGATGTGGGGTATGATTTAGGTTCTTTTTCTTTGTTAAGCATTTCAGCAAATTTAGTTGCAGTATTCTTATATGGAAAGCAATCAATCACAACCTTTTTAGTAATATAGTCTATGACTTTGTATCCTGGATCGCTTTGTGCAACTATATATACACCTTTTTTAGCAACATTACTTGCTAAATTATCCAGTTTATTCGCTAATTTAGTTTTATTAAACTTTTTGTTTCTGCGGGTATGCCTTAAAGCCAATTGATTCTCCTTTGCGAACTTTTCTTATAACGTCACGTTTATACATTTCTTCTGCTATGTAAAGTTCCCTTTCGTTTAATGTATTTACATCTATAAAGCCTTCCATGTTAAGTTTATTGAAAAAACTTGTTTCAGGATTGTTTATTAAACTGAGGATATTGTTTTTGCCTTTGATTGCTCTCATAATTATCCGGCATGCATTGCCGCCATGTGCTTTTTGTATTTGGCTGTGCCTTTTTTGTGTGGACTTTTGCCTTCACGAACATTTAAATAACCCATTACGTCATCTATTATACTGCCACTATCAACAACATCTATAACTCTGCCACTAGCAAAGTCACCCATACGTTGTCCACCGTGTACCATGTTTGGGTCTACAACGTCTTCAACATCTAAATCTGTTAATGCATTATAAACAGCATTTTCTAAAGCATCTCTGTTTTCAAATTCGTCTTCACTGTCTAAAAACATGTCCACTAATTTTTCCACTGCGGCTTGGGAAATTATCATTCTTTCCTCGCCTTCTTTTACTGGTTTCTTCTTCTTTTTTGTTTTACCATAGACACTGGGATTAGGTCTTTTGATCATACCACCTAAAGGTTGTACGACTGTGGCAACACCACCTGCTGATGTTGTTTCTGATATTATTTCGTTGATCTTCATATTACTATTTATCTGTCATATACATTTTATAAAACTCGTTTGTTATCTCTTCATGATATTGAGGCCCATCGTGTAATAAATCTCTGGCTTTTTTATACTTAGGTAAATGTGTAGGAACTATAAAAGTATTACTATCCAATGAATAGTAAGGTATATTAAGATTTTGACATTTGTATTCTATCATTTTTTGATCTTTTAATGTTCTTAAAAATGTAGTGTGGTCTAAACTTCTTAGTATTTTTTTCTCTATATTATTAAATTTCCTATTTTCAACTCTTGCCTGTTCTAAATCTACCAAAAAATCTTCTACATGTATATCCTGTTCCTCTATGGGATTTAAACTTTCACCTATATTAGCATAGGATAATAATTCCAACCTGTTTGGTGGAGGAACAAAAATAAAAACTCCCTTGACATTTTTAAATATTTTTAATACATATTCACAACAAAATAAAGACGTAACTGCTAACGAACAACCAGGCATAGATAAATTTACATATTCACAATTTAGTTTTTCTGCTAAATTATGCAACCATGTTTGTTCCTGTCTTAATCCTACACCATAGGTGATACTACAGCCAATACCTATTATAATAGGCTTATCTAATATTTCGTTAAAATTTTTACTTCTACATCCATGTATATTAATTTTATAATCTATTTCTTTTACAACGCCATTTTCAACCCAGTCATTGGCGTCTAATTTTTTTAAAAATTGTGCAGAATTTTTTTCTAATGTATTGATATCATCACTGGGGATTGTTTTTCCTACATAATACCCGTCTTGAGGTACCACACTGTCTTCAGGAGCAGTTCTTGTTTGAAGTATTCTTGATAAAAATTTTATGTAATTATCGTTGTCGTTATCATACACATCTTTATAATACATATAAAGATTATTATTTTCTACATTAAATCTTTTCATTTATACACTCTGTAATATAATCTGCAAATTTTTCATGTGTGCGATTACCATAATGAGCAACATCTCTAGCAAAATCAAAATCATCAGTATGGAAATCTTCTGCTAATTTATACGAACTAGTAAGTATTAAAGGTATATTAAGTGATCTTGCTAAATTTTGAATGACTGCTACACTTGAACTTGTTCTGTCAAAACAGTTTTCCTTACCTAACAGTATATTTTGATTATGTCCTATCCAATCTGGTTCGTCCATACTGTCATCATAAAACTTATTTACAAAGGGGACTTTCCCTGTATTTGTAGTAGCCTTATCACGAAAATCTCTTATCCATTCCATTTGATTTATGTAGGTTCCAGTTTCATGATAGATATTTTCATGATATTCATACTTGGGATTTTCAAAATCATACCAGTTACAATAATAAGAATATCTTATACTGGGCGGTAAACACACAACTATGGCTTTACAGTTTTTAATTTCCTGTTTAAAAAAGTAATTTGCATACATTGTCCAAAAATCTAATCCCGTTGCTGGACAAGATATGTTTGCACACCTTAAACCTAATTTTTTAGAAACTAATTCTGGCCATATATAATCTTGATCAAGCCCTGTGCCAAATGTGTGACTACAACCAAAAAATGCTATGCAATCTGTATCAGTAAATTCCTCACATCTAAATCCATGTTTGTTTAGGTAATATGAAACATTATTGTTTGAATTACCGTCTTCATTTAAATAACCACATTTTTTTAAAATTTTAATATCAAGGGGTTCTGAACGATTTTCAAGAGTCTTTCTTGTATCACCTAAACTGTATTTAAAATGCATAGAATAGTTAGGTCTATCACAATCCTCTTGCCAATAAGGCAAAAAATTATCGGTTAACCTTTTATAATAAATTTTTCGTAAGTTATTTAAAGATAAGTTTGTTTGATCAGTATCCTTGATAAATTTAGTATCATGATAATATAACATATTTTGATATTGATCAAAGTCTTTCAAATAGTCTATATCAGAAAATATGTCTGTGTTTATGTTATACATATTGATATTTAACCATTTTTTATTGTTTTACTAATTGTTTTAGATAAAAAGTAATTGCAAACGTGTATCTATCATAAGGCTCTAAATGATGTATT